TGAGGCGATGCCTCTAATCGCCGTTACGCGGCGGAGCGGATGTTGGAGAACGCGAAGACGCTCGGGCTCCCGCTCACCAAGGCGCAGATGGCGAAGATCGAGCAGGCCACGATCATCAACAAGAGGCCCGCACAATGACCGATGCCAAGGCCACCATCAACTACACCGACTTGCCGGCACCGGACACGATGGTCCGGTGCAAGGACGGTAGCGAAATCGCCCTGATGTTCTACTTCGCTACAGAAGGGCAGAGCTTGACCAGTATCGCCTACGATCAGGGATTCGATGTCAAGGTGATCGATTTTGAGACAGCCCCTAACGCCAGCAGACTTCAGAGGCTGTATTTCGAGCGCGGCGTCTCTTTCGACTACATCCGCGATCAATGGATGCCGGCAGCGCCGGACGGTTTCAGTCTGGCTGCGAAGCTTGAAGTTGAAGATGGGCCTTTCGCGATGTTCGTTCGCCGCAAGTCGGGGAGGCCCGCACAATGAACCCCGCCCTTCTCGCACAGGCGCAAGCCTTCGTTGATCGTAAGTACGTCGCTCGCGCAGACGAGCGGCAGAAGTCCATGGGCCTCGCATACGTCGAGGTCGAACGCCAAGACCTGGCTCGCGAGATCGTGCGTTTTGCGGCCGGGCTCGTAGCCGGCACCGAGGCACCGGCACTCGGAGCCGAGAAGCATCCGCCCGGATTTCCAAGCGTCAAGCGAGACGACTTCAAGGAACACCACTACTTAATTCTCGAAGCTGCGGAACAAATCGGATTCGAGCCCATCAACGGTGATGCAACCGAGTATTTCGTGACCGACGAATGGCTGATCGAGTTCGTTAGTCGCATTTGGCAGTCGGTGGCTGCTCACATCGCAGCCACTGAAGCTCGGGCGATCGATGCCGAGAAGCGTCTCAATGCACTGCGCTGCGCAATCCGCGTCGGAGACGGCCAATGAGCACGGATCAGCACAAGGCACCTATCAGTGCGGAATCCGCCATCACGTTCGCCGTCGAGAAGATCGCGGACCATTACGACCGCTTCGATTTTCTTCGGATGTGGGCGCGCAATGAGTGGGAAGAGATGCGTGAATGGTGGCCGGAAGCGTTCGCTGGCGCGGAGGTCAAATGACTATCGAAGAGCACGCGGCCAAGCACCGATCAGGTCTTCAGCGTCTCAAGGATAGGGGAATGATCGTGGATTTCGATGTGACTATCAACGGAGGAACCATCATCTGCTCGGTGCAGCACCTTCCGCATGTCACCAGGATCAATCTCCCCTCCAACGTCATCGGAGACAAACTGTGACCACCCTCGTCCGCCTTCCTATCAGCCAAGCGGCGTTCCGCGAGATCGCCGATGCCCTGCTCGCTGCCGACTACGGCCACGTCTTCATGCCCGGTGGCAGCATCAATATGGACGGGATCGCCGTCGAGGCGGACCCTGCTCGCGCACTTCCGCCGAATGTCGTCGAGATCGACGCCGGCCAACTGTCCCGAGAAGCCATCCGCGAAATCTATCAGATCAAGATCGAGAAGCGGCCCGCATTGCAGCACGAACGCTATTCGTGTCGTAGCTATCGATTTCGCGTCACGCGAACCACCCAACTCAACGCTCTGCGGCGGAAGGGGGACATGGCGGATTACCGCTGGCTGATGGACCTTTGGCGTCGCGAATTGCTGCAAGCCCGAGCCCAACGCTTGGCTGGGGCGCGGTCAGGCTTCCACAAACTGAGCGAAGCGGCCGGGGATCGTCTTCACCGCCATTCCAATCCATCCACATAACCCAAAGGCACTCCCAAGATGAAACTTGAAGACTTCAGTCGCGTGTCGGCACTCGTTTCTGACCGTGAGTATTTGAAGGCGCTCAAAGCGAGACTTCATATGAAGTGCCGTGTGAGAATTGGCGACTACGACATTCACCCCGACCTGGCCGAGAAGATGATGCCGGAAATGCAACTCGTCATCGAGCAGCAGATTCAGGTCGTCGATCAGAAGCTCGCCGAGCTTGGGGTCACCGTGGAATGACCCCGGCGCGCATCCTCGCCGACGTTGACGTGCGGATCAGTCCGCGCATCAACGCTGAAGGCAAAGCCTTCACCGAACTCCATCACACCTGGACCGAGGGCGGCGTGCGGCGCTTCGCGTTGTCGCGCGTCGCCTACGCCATCCCCGACAACGACTACAGCCGAGCGATGCAGATCGTGGCTTTCAAGAAGAGGCAAGCGAGGGCGAACTAATGGCGTGGCGGTACTGCGAAGAATGTGGATCGCCCGTAGATCAGCCGACGCTTGCTGACGCTATTGCTGGTGAGCAGTATTGCGATTGCTGCGAGCACGTCCATTACCTTGCTGATTGGGAGAAGCGCCACGCGGCTGAAGCTGTGACGGAACGCCTCGAAGAGCTTGAGAAGCGTTTGGGGGTGCCCGAATGATCTCCCGGCGCGATCGTATCCGCGCGAAGGTTATGGCTCGGGTCAGGGTAGTTGATGGCCCGCTTGAAACGCCGTGTCACATTTGGACCGGACCAACGTCCGGTAGCTCAGGAAGGGGGAAAGACTATCCGCGAATGTGCCTCGATGGTGGCACCATGGCCGTCCATATCGTCATGTACGTTTTGGAGCATGGCCCGATCCCACCAAGAAAACAACTCGACCATTGCTGCCGCAACCGCCGATGCGTTTTCGCGGATCACCTTGAGATGGTGACGCACAGAGAGAACCAACGCCGCCGCGACGCGGCTCGCCAGTTCACCTGCGAAGCCCTCGCAGCTTAACCAAGGGAATGACATGAGAAACCTGCTCAACGCAGTCGCCTTCGCGGCTGTGATCGGAACCTCCATGCCCGCGCTCGGGGCGGACATTCACGCTATGGTCAGCGCCGCCGCCGCCGCCCATGGTATCCCTCGATCGCTTGCGCACGCTGTCGCCACCGTCGAGAGCAACTATAACTGCGGCCTTCGCGGCGGTGCCGGTGAGCGCGGAATCATGCAGGTGAAGCCGGCCACCGCGCGCAGCGTCGGCGTCACTGGCAACCTGTTCGACTGCGCCACTGGCCTGAAGGCCGGCATGCTCTATTTGCGGATCGCGCTGGCGCGCGGCGGAAGGGGCTGCGCTGGCGTCAGCCTCTATCAGAGGGGCGTCTACGGCCGTCCCGGCTGCACGGCCTACGGCCGCAAGGTCATGGCGCTTGCAGCCCGCCGTGGAGCGGTCGATTGACCTGGGAACTAATCGGTTGTGCCCTGCAATTGATCCACTGGATAACGACCCATCCGTTACGATTTCTGTATTGACGGATGATCGCGTATGGACCTATTCACTAGCCACATCGCGTAAAAACATTGCGGAATGTTCCACTTCGATGGAACATAATTTCGTGTTGGGTAGAAAGACTGAGCGCCGGGGCATGCAGTTCTCGGCTAATGGAGACTGGATCGTGACAACTCATAGTGACGCGCTGGCGCTGGCAGTTGTTCTAAGCAGCGAAGACGAGGTTCTGTTGGGGCCGACCGACAGCGCGCTTTGCGCCGAAGCGCTTCGGTACTACGCACGGTCGGAGCGCCATGCCGCCCTCATCAGGGAGCTTCGCGTTCCCGCCCTTGCGCTCGCCATCATGATCTGTGCGATTGCGTTTGTTCACGGCGTGCCGGTCGTTACTGCCGCACTCGGATAGTTGCTCGAACGAATGACGACCTAATGAAAAGGCCCGCTTCGCAGCGGGCCGCTTTCGTTTGTGTTGGTGATGGGCCATCCTCAAAGGATGACCCACCGGAAGGTCGGCCGACCGCCAGTCTTGCCGGACTGAAACCGGCGATCGATGACGCCGGACTCCTGAAGTTGCGTCAGGATCGCGGCGAGCCGCGCCAGGTCGAACTCGCCGTTGATCTGCGCCTTCAGCTTGCGGTCCGAGATGCCCTCCTTGCCGGCATCCTTGATCATGCGGCGAACCTTCAGGTACTCGGCCTGCTTGTCGGTAGATGCCAGACGGTCCGCGACTTCGACAAAGCACGACCGGACCGAAAGCTCGACCAACCGGATTGCCCAAAGCATGATCTCTTCGGTCACCACCGGGTATTCGGGATTGACGCCGATGGCGACGATGTGAGCGATCCGCAGCGCGATTTCCATCGTGCGGGTCCAGAGCTTCGAGGTTTCGTCCTTGATGGCGTTGCCACGGCGCTTGAACAGGTCGCGGTGCCACAAATAGCAAGCCTCGGCGTCCTTGCCCCAACCGGCCTTGAGCGCCTGTACGGGCCTCGCAGAGGTCGCCGGGAGGTTACCCTTCTGAGACAGGGTGACGATGGCCCTGCACCACTCGACCAGCCGATCGGGCGGGTCTTTGTCATGCGTTCGTTCCTGCAACGGAGGCTCATCGCCCGTGATCGTCAGGATCAGCCATCGCGGCAGGAAGCCGTCTCCGATGCCCCGGCTCGACATCGCCGGCCAGAAGTCATGCGGCGTGGACGTGCCGTAGATGGAGAAGTTCGGATTGAAGATCGGGGTCGCCTGCTCCATCGCGCCTTCCGTTCCGCCGTAGGACGAGTCCGACTGCGTGAACAGCTTGAGCAACATCTGACGCATGCCGGATTGATGGGTACCGGCCCGGCGATCCATGATCTTGTGAATGAAGCCGCCGAGTTCATCCATGACCGAGAGCAACGACGGCCGGCGCTCGATCGTCTTGCGCAGGGCCGAGTCAGACAGGAAGTCTTCCGGTCCGATGTAGTTGGTGTGCAACCCCGCCTTTTCAGCCAGCGCCAGGATGCGCTTTCTGGCGTGGTCCTTGCCATAGCCCGAGGGCGCGAGAGCGCAGACGTAGAGGTTCGTGCGCAGGTCGGTCGGCCCTTCATGATGACGGCCGGCCAGCGTGCCGACGAAAGTGATCGCCGCCCCCAAAGCCAACGGCCGGGAGGGTTGGTTCGAGCAGCCGGCGATCCAATCGACCATTTCGCTGATCAACCCGCCGCCGGGAATGGTCGCGCACAGATCCTCAAGCTCTTCCTGCGTCGGCGCGATGATCGGAACGTCGTCGGTGCCGACTTCCTCGGGCAACGCGCCAGCGGGCGCGGGAGCGGGCGTGGCGGGCGCGGTATTTGCCGGGGCTTCCGGTGCCGGCGCGAGGATGCCGACCAGGTTGCCATGCTTCCCCGGCTCCCAAACAAACGGCTTGATCGAGACGCCGTCCTCCGCGACCTCGTCCTTCTCCGTCACCGCTTGGACCGGCTCCGGAAACGTCAGCGCGGCCCCACCGTGCGTCGAGCCGACATCGTCGCCTCTCTGCTCGGGCGGCGACGCAAGGCGCTCAGTGGCCTTCGTAAGAGCCGCAGCTTCCTTCTTCCGGTTGCGCAGGTCGATCTCGATGCCGAAATTGTAGCCAAGGTTCTCGCCGAGCCACTGCACGGCCGCGTCCCGCTCGGAATCATTGATGCCCATGACCTTCATCACGACGTTGAGCGCCGTGAACTTCTCGCCGGTGCCGAAGTCCTCGATCCCCTTCGCCGAGAACGAGAGGTTCGGGTTGCGCCGCGACACCGGCCGTCCTGATCCCGACTGGCGCCACGACGCCACAGCGCGGTAGACGTTGCCGAACTGGCACCGGCACTTCGGGAGGCCGAGCTTCGGCACCCATGCGTGCAGGTTGTTAAGCGCATCCTCGTTGAGCTTCCGGTAGAAGTCGCTCGAATGCAGCAACGTGGTTTCGGGGATGTCGCCGGGCGCGACGTGCTGCACGACGCGGTCGTGTTCTGGATCGTAGCCGAACTCGCGCAACACTTCCGCGATCTGCTCGGCAATGTCGTCATCGAGTTCGGTCAAGTCTTCCAACGGACAATTGAGCAGGGTTTCCGGCGTCAGCCAGAAATACGGCTCGCCCGTGTCCGGATGGATCGACGGCGGCAGCACGGTTTGCTTGCCCTCGGCGAGCAGATCAACGAGACCGACCCGCTCGGGCGTGCGGAAGTTCTTCGACCTGATCTTCTCGGTGTTGCCGCGATAGAACAGCGAGACGCCCTTGCGGCCCTTTTTCTGCACGTTGGACAACGGCAGGATTTCGAGCAGCGCGCCGACAGCTTCTTCCAGGTCGATGTCGATGCAGATCAAGCCCTGTCCGCACGCGACGCCAACGCCGGCATTCGGCCATTTCGTCCACTGATTGATCTGGAACTGACTCGGCCTCGAAATGCAGAACTCGTTCCATCCCTTGAACAGGCGCCAGTCGTCCCCGACCATCATGCCGGGCTTCTTGTCGCCGGGCATGATCGGGATCGGATTGTAACCAAGCGCGTAGATGCTGGGACCGGCTACGGAAAACGGAGCTTCAGTCATGTTCTTGATGCCTCAGAACGGTGCGTCGTGAGAGAGAAGTTGCTGGCGCATGTTCTCGCCATAGCTATTGAGGACGATGGTCAGGAAGTTGAACCATTCGTCGGGGCTCAATTCGGAAAGATCGAACTTGCCGAGAGTTTCGAGGTACGCGCCAGCAGCGCCGCCAGCATCTTCGAGCGACTTCCGCTCGAAGCGAGTGAGTCTGCTAGGTGCCATGTGAAATACTACCCTCCCGAGTTCGATACACTCGATGTTCTTGCAAAGCCAAAGAACCGGCGTGCCCTGTTTCGGCGCGTAGCCGACAGCGATTGCTTCGCGACGGCAGACGCCGCAGCACACAGGTTCGATGTCGAATTTACGCGCCATGATAATTGCGGCCTCCAAGCCGTTCTCGAATGAGCCGCTTGATCTGCGCGACGCAGTTGCTCGCGGACCGCCGATCGCCGGCACTTGAAGGGAAGAAGAACTTCACCTTGGAGCCTTGCTTCAGGTCCACCACAAGATACGGGTGCTTCGACCCAATGGCGGGCTCGAAGTGGTATCCCTGCTCAGTCAGGTAGGCCGCAAGCTTCTGATACGATTCATTGCGTCGCATTGATTTGTGAACTTCACCCATGTTGCCGCCACTCAAAACGGAATGTCGTCGTCGTTGAGCGGACGCGGTGCCGGCGCGGCGGCCTTCTTCGCGTTCCACGGCTTCATGTTCGCAAGCTGCGTGACAGAGAAGTGTTTGATCGGGGCCTTGAAGATGTCGTTCGTGGCGGGCTTCTCCCATGGCGGCGGCGTCGTCGTTGCCGAAGGCGCTCTCACGCCGGGCATCGTCGGCTTCCGGTTGAGTTCGAAATTGCGAGCGATGGTCTGCTCGCGAGTCGGCTGCAAGGGCGGCAGTGCCGGGATCGTCGGATCGGGATCAGTCAGCTTGTGGCCGACGATTTCCCAATGCTTGCCGTTCGCCTTGATCTGGATTTCGGCGCATTGCTTCAAGTCATGCGCGACGGCGCACGCAGCGGCGATCGTGAGCGGCGCGTCGTCGCCACCACCATGCTTCCGCCACCACTTCTCGAAGAGGATGCGCGCGTAGCCCTTATGCTCGGGGCAAATCCATTCCTTGTGGACCACTGCGCCGCACAGATACTCGACGCGGATGCTCGGGGTGCCACCGGGTTTGTCGTGGCGGTAGAAGGTGCGACGCTTCACAGCGATCCACTTCGGCGCCGACGACGACAAGATCGGCACCGCGTCGGCGGTCTGCTTGATGTTCTTCTCGACATCACGCTCGAATTGATGCTCGCACACCGGGCATTTCGAAAGGCCAGCGAAGATTAGTTCATGGCACTTCGGGCATTCCTTGACCGGGGCCTCGCCGCCGCCCTTGCCGGGCTTCCTCACCGTGACGCGATCCACCGGCCCGTGCCGGCGGACGTTGCCGGCGAAGTCGAGCACAAGGCAATCCGACTTCCCGTTGCGGATGGACTCTTCGATGTCCTTGCCCATGCAGCGCGTGCCACGGCCGACCATCTGCACATAGAGCGCAGTGGACTCGGTCGGCCGAAGCATCGCGAGCAGATCGATGCGCGGTGCGTTGAAGCCCGTGGTCAGCACGTTGGCGTTGGTCAGCGCCGTAAGTTTGCCGGCCTTGAACTCTTCGATCCAGCGCGTGCGGTCGCCCTCTTCGGTCTCGCCGTGGATCGCCTCGCATGAGTACCCGCGCGCGCGAACTTCATCGCGGACGTGAATCGCGTGCTCGACGCCTGTGCAGAAGAACAGCCAGGAACGTCGCGGCTTCTCGTTGTTGGTCGCGTAGGCAATGACCTCATCAACCGCCGCCGCCGTGATCGGATGCTTATCGACGGCAAGCTGAAGAGCACCCGGCTTGAAGTCCGCACCGGCACGGCCAACGCCCTTCAAGTCGATCTGCGTCGCGGTTGCCTTCGATGTCAGCGGGACGAGATAGCCAAGGTCGATCAGTTCCTTGATCGTGATCTCGTAGATGATATCCGTGAAGAGCGCGTCGTCCCCTTCCGTCAGCAAGCCGGAGTCGATGCGGTACGGCGTAGCGGTCAGGCCGAGGATCAGCATCTTCGGATTGACTTCGCGAAGCGCCTTGATGAATTTGCCGTACATCGCGGCCTCATCCGGCGGGACCAGATGAGCTTCGTCGATGATCAGGACATCGACCGGACCGAACTTCGCGGCGACCCGGTACATCGACTGGATGCCGCCAAAGGTGATCTGGTGGTGAATTTCCTTCCGCTTGAGCGACGCCGAGTAAACACCAGCCGGTGCCCACGGCCAGATGCCGAGCAGTTCCTCAAAGTTCTGCGCGATCAATTCCTTGACGTGCGTCGCCATAATGATGCGCGTCGTCGGCTCGATCTCGATGAACTCTTGCGTGATGGTGCCGAGCACCAACGACTTGCCGCCGCCGGTCGGCAGCACGATCAGCGGATTGCCTTCAGGCTTCTTCTCCCAATGGGCATAGGGGGCGTCGGCCGCCTCGCGCTGATACTGGCGGAGAACGTGTGCCATCAGATCGATTCCCTGAAGAGTGAGTTGTCGTTCGCGGCGAACGCGCGAGCCGGGTAACCCGGCATGTGGATGAGGTTCGGGATGCCGCCGGTCTTGCCGACTTCGTTGCCCCATTGGTGCCAGCCAGGGTGGGCGTGCCGCGCAAACAGTTCGAGGTACGGACCGGGAAGAAGCTTCTCGATCCGGCTGTAAACTTCGAGCGGCTTCTCCGAGTGCAGAGTGCGCGGCGCGAGAATGACCTTGTCCTCGTAGTCGAGTTCGAGGATCAGCCGCTGCACTCCCTTCGACATGCGCTTGACGTTGCCGCGCGTACCAAGAAGGCAAATCTCCGGATTGGCTCGGGTCCAGTACCCCATGCCCGTGTGAGGCCGTAGACCGCGACCGACCTTCACGTAGTAGAAGCCGACCGTCTTGAACGTGAAGTCCCATGCCTTCAGAACCTCGAAGGCTTTGTCGAGCAGTGGGTCACAGCCCCACAGCAGGCACGCGCTATCGTCGGCCGCGAGATCAGCCACCGGAATTGCCTTGATCTGATCAAGGGTCATGCAGTCGTAGTGCTGCTCGGGCGAGCGTTCCTTGCCTTCCTCCGAATACGTCTCGAAGGTCCAAGCGGGGTCCGCATAGATCAGCGGAAACCTCACGACAGAAACTCCGACAGGTCGGACCCGTGGCCGGCGCTCTCGCCGATCTCGCCGTCCTCGAAGCGCCTCCGCCATGAGATCGGCAACACCGGCTTGAAGAGAACGCGATGATGTTGCGGGCAGTAAGAACTACCCTCCATCGTCGCGTCGGCGCATACGAGTCCATTCATCCCGGACTCGTTGTTGATGAAGTATCGGCACTGGCACTCGCCAGCATCGATAAATCGCACGCCACCGCGCTTGTCGGTCATGCGGCTCATTGTCAGTCCCCTTGATTTTCGTCGATCTGTTCGTAGCGGGCTGAGAGTTCGGCGAACTCGTCAGCGGAAAGCTCTTCGACAAGCGCGGCATCGCCGCCCGCTTCGCGAGGGTCGGGCTCATCGGTCATGGTGGTGAAGACTGAGCCGGACTCGGGGTGGTGCCAGTAGCGCCGAACCGGCTTTGCGCCGTCGCGCCACTCACATCCGTCGTGCAGCGTGTAGAGCACCCACTCTTCTTCCTCGCTGGAATCGATCGGCTCGCCAGGAACGAGCGACGGGATGTAGAGGTGCGCGGGACAGCCGGCCTTCTGCTCGGCGAACGACAGCGGCTTGTTCCACCGCGCGCACGACCACGCGGCATCGCCGAAGAACTCGGGCGTGGAGTGGAGGCATGTGCGGCACGAAATGCGGGAGAACTCTTTGTCGTGACAGATGCCCTTCGCCTTGCACATATGCTTGCACTTGAAGGCCGTCTTGGCCTCGGGGTCTACGTGCAGCTTCGGCGGCGGATTGGCGGCTCTGATGATGCGCTCGGCGCGCGCGAGAAGTCGGATAGCCTCGACGTGATCGGTCTCGATCCTCTCGCAGTAAACCTCGCCGGTGTTCTTGTTCCGGCAGATGTAGAGCCCGCGCTCGAAGCCGAAGAGATGGCAGTACGTGTTCAACTGCACCCAATGGGTGAAATAGCCCTGCCGGACGCCGTGCTTCACGACTTCCTTCCAGTAGACTTCCTTCATCGACTTGGCTTCGACGCAGTGCCAGACCTTCGGCGCTTCCGGCAGGCCGAGCACCTTGCCGTCCGTCTTGCCGCGAACGTGCCCGGCGACCGCGCTGGCGCGATACTGCTTGCCGCGCGCATCGACCTCGTCCACTTCGCAACCGATCATGCGAAGGGAGTTCATCAGCCGCGTTTCTTCGAGGTTGCCGGTCTCGAATGTGATCGCCTTCAGGCCATCGATTACTTCCGGTTTCGCGGCCCAATGCAATTCATACCAAAGCTGGCGCTCGCACTCTTCCCCGAGGATCGAGATCGAGATGCCGAGCGAGTCCCATGCCTGCTCGCGCGATTTCGCGTAGGCCGCATAGATGGCTTCGGTCGTCAGGCTGTGTGGACGGGGGATCGGAGCCATCAGGCAAGCCTCTAGCGTTCGCGCAAACGGACGCGTTGGTCAGGTTGAATTGTGCTGGGATTTGTAGAGAGCGCCGGGGCCGAAGCCCCGGTGCCAGATCAGAGCGATGTCGTTACTTCTTCCAGGGCATCGAGCGCGCGCCACCCGAGGCAGCGGCGGCCGGAGCGGCCGTGCGCTGATTGCTGTTCGCCGCAGTCGTCGGCGTCTTGACGTTGTCGTTCGCGACGGTCTTCGGCTCTTCCTTGCCCGGCGGCACGGAGTCGGCGTTGCCGGCGTGGATGAACTTCTTGATCACCATGCGTTCCTTGTCGCTGCCGTCGCGCCCCTTGTAGGACTCGACATCCAGATCGGCCATGAACGGCTGCCAGTTGTACTGCTCGGTGTCGCTCACCGTTGCGGGGTCCTGCCCCTGCGCCAGCGCCAGCGCCTTCAGTTGCGCCTGGCCGATCTTCTGCGCGGTCAGATTTTTGTGGCTGACGTTGATGTTGCCGAAGACTTTGACGCCCTGAAATTCGCCCTCGATGACTTCGGCTTTGTACTCGTAGAGCATGCCGGTGTGCTTCGAGTTTTCTTTCACGTCACCTTCGGTGATCTGAAGCATGTAGCGGTCGCGGGGGATGATTACCGACCCGCCGCCTTCCGCGTCGTTCTCGTTGACTTCGGACAGATTGAAACCAAGTTGTGCCACTGTGTTCTCCTGGATGGCGGTGCGATTGGTCGATTAGGAAGCCGACGCCGGGGCGGGCGGCAGATATTTGGCGAGCGCCGTGTAGCCCTCGCCCTTCTTGAACTGAAGCTCGGGCGGCATGTTGAAGCGATTGCCGGCGATGAAGCCGGGGCGCTCTTCGAGGAACATCCAGCGCGTGCCGCCACCCTCGCCGTGGCGGATGTCCTTATTGAAGCCGGCATCGACCTTCTTGATCGTCGCCTTGAAGTTGAGGAACGCGATCACGTCGCTGTTCGCCTCGATGGCGTCGGCCATGTCCTTGTGCATGTTCACGCGGTAGCGCGAATACGGATCAGTGGTCGGCGAGTCGAAGCGGTTGATGTCGCAGTGGCCGAGTTGCAGGATCGCCATGTTGCGCTCGCGCCGCAGCGTCGTGATGCCGTCGATGTATTCGAGGAACACTGAGTTCGCGACCTTGTAGCCCTTGCCGTAGCCGGGGTCTTCGAGGGTCTTCCAGCCATTGCGACTGCACGCCTCGGCATTGATCAGATTGGCGAGGCCGGTCGTCGAATCGACGACGGCCGTCGCGAAGTCATGCTCTTCGTTGACGAGCGCGCCGATCGCCTCGCACAGTTCGCCGTAGGTGCGGACCTCGATCGTGTCGGCCTCGACGCCGGACGGGACGCTTTCGCCCTCGGCGGTCTGGATGAAGATCGGACGCGGAAACTCGGACGCGAGCGACGACTTGCCGATCTTCGGCACGCCATAGATGGTGAAGATCGGCTGCAACTCGCCAGCGGTCTTCTTCTTGATCGACTTCAGTGAGATCGCCATGTGGCTCCCCGGTTAGCGCTCGGCCGGAATGTCGAGCTTCAAAGTCTTCGCCCACACGAGTCGATCGACCAGCCGGTAGCCGGTGCGGTTGATAGTCTCGATAGTGACGAAATGCGGTTTGGTTTTTTTGCGGATGCGCGAGAGAAAGACATCGACCGAATGCGAGGGGCGCTCTTCGGCGCCGTAGAGAAGAACGGTCGCCATCGGTTTCGTGACGACCTCGTTTCGGACCAAGGCCAGAAACAGCGCACGTTCTTTCGGCGTCAGTTTCCACTCGGCCGGAAGGGAACCAAAGCCAGACATCGACGTCCGAATGGCCTCGATGGTTTGGGTCAGCGACGCAACACGGCCGGCCAGGTCTCTATGGGTTGCTTCTGACAAGTTCATCCGTCGCACAATTGTTGACATCCATCGCTGATCCGGTTTAAGGCCGAATCAGTTGATGAGCTTCCGCTGACCGTGTTGAACGTTTTCTAACTGACGATCCAGCGGATGTCAACGGATCATCGCGGATATGGCGGCCGATGAGCCGCGCGCGACTAGATGTGCAGGGATTGGCGCTGTAGCTTTTGATATCTTTGAAGTTTGGCGCTCGTCGGCTAAAAGGATTTGAAAATGTTGAGCACAGAACGACCGGGGATTGAGCGGATGAAATCGAAGGGTGGCGTGATTGTGAAGCGCGGTCAGTCGCACCCCGCGATCGAAACGATCAAGGAGCGAGTCGAAGAACGACGGCTAGCGGCCAACCTTTCGCGCAACGAAGCTTCCCGCAAAGCCGGGCTCGGGTTGAGCTACATTAACGATCTGGTGTCGGGCAAATCCAACAACCCAGGCCATGAAGGTCTCACCAGACTCGCCGCACTACTCGATACAGATGTCGATTATTTTTACGGAAAACAGGCAACCCCTCGAAGGATTCCGGCATCCGCGCCAACTCCGAGTCCTTTGAAGCCTGACGCCGACGCCCCGCTCCCGTTGGTTCCCCTTTATCAAATTGGACTAACTGATCCAGACGGCTTCTTCGCTCTACCCGAATCGCGTCGTGTGCCGTGGCCGATGATGGCGGATAGTTCGAACGCTTATTGCATCACAGTCCCTGACGGGTCTATGTCGCCCCGGTTCCGGGTCGGTGAATTGGTCATCGTGAACCCAAGCAAGCCGGTGATTCACGGCGGTTTCGCTGTTGTCCGAATGCGCGATGGGCGCGTGGCTATCCGTGAAGTCGTGGAAATCGCATCGGATGTCATTTCCGTGCGGACATTGAGTGATCAAATCGTTCGCGAGATACCCCGCACTGAAGTTGATAGCCTCGAACGGATCATCGGGAGTTGCGATCAGATTTGATCCGTGATCATCCGTTGACATAACGGATAGATATGTTATTGATCCGTTGCCTCATGGGAGGGGCAACGGATGCAACCCATCAGACTCGTCATTCTCGAGTCGCCCTTCGCGGGCGACGTTGAGGCGAATGTCGCCTACGCGCGACGCGCCGCCAAAGACTGCGCAATGCGTGGCGAGAGCCCGCAGGCATCGCACCTTCTCATCACTCAATTCCTCGACGACAACGTTCCGGCCGAGCGCAAGCTCGGGATCGAACTTGGTCTCGCGTGGCGACGTGTCGCCGACTACTCGGTGTTCTACACCGACCGAGGATGGTCGCGCGGTATGTGCGACGCGCTGGATAGTGCGATCGCTGAGCGTCGGCGCTACTGCATTCGGGCGCTCGATGGTCCGCTCAAAATGCCGACCCACCGTGACCTTTCGATCGAAGCCCCGCCGTGGACTTATCCGTCATGAGCGGCCCCTCGCTCTTCGACGACACCGAGATCAAGCGCGCCCATGCGGCGCTTGCCGTTGGTGACTCGTCGGTCGCGCAACGCTGGCTGGCGTGCGTCGGCAGTGCCTTCAGTGGCGAGATCGACGCGCTGATCCGTGCCGGCCTTCACGATGACGCGCTCCATCGCATGAGCGTCTACCTCAACCCCAAGTTTCAGTCCGTCGAAGAGTGCGAGCAGCACGTCGGCGAGCCGATCCACTTCATCTAACGGGAGATACCACATTGAAGATCAAGATCAATCGCGACGCCCTGGCTGATATCGTCACGCGCGGCGTTTCCAGTGCGCCGAAGAACTCGCCATCCGTCATCGCCAACAACGCCAGAATCGTCGTTCGTGATTCGGTCATTTCCATCGCGTCCACCGACTTCGACATGATGGTGGAGGCGTCGGGCCTCTGCGAGATGTCCCGCCCCGGCGCAACCACCGTCGATGCCGCCAAGCTGAAGATGGTGGTCGATCGTCTGCCGAAGGGCGTCGATGTCTCGATCGAGTTCGACGACACGAAGTACGAAGTCATCGTCAAGGCTGGTCGCTCGCGTACCAGCTTCCCGGCGCTCGCCGCCGAAGATTGGCCGGCGCGCGACTCGAATGTGAGTGGGACGAAGTTCGCATTGTCGGGCGCTGATCTCGTCAAGCTCTTCAGCCACACGTCGCAAGCCTTGTCGAATGTGCCGAGTTCGCCGATGGCCGGCGTCTTCCTGCACGTCCGCGAGGACGGCGGACGCAAGCTGCTCGCCTCCGTTGGCACCACCGGCATGATCCTGATCCTTTCGACGATCGACTTGCCGAAGGGGGCCGAGGGAATGCCGTGTCAGGACGGTCAGCCGCCCGGCGTGATCCTGTCGTCTGAGACGGTCAACGCCGTCATGCGGCTCTTCAAGTCGGCCGACAAGGTCAACATCGAAGTCGATAAGAGCACGATCCTCTTCACCACCGAGAACATCCGCTTCTCGTCCGCGATGCTGGTCGGCGGCTATCCGAACTACGCTCCGCTGGTCGCCAACCCGTCGCCGACCCGCGTGCTCGTTGACCGCGCGTCGTGCATCAACACCGTCTCGCTGCTTGAGCCGTTCGCCTCGAAGGAATTGGGTCACCGCCTTCAGTGCGCCGGCACCGAGGACGGCTTCGTGGTCGCGGTCGGGAGCCAGGGAGGCGGCGGTGTGGACGTGGTCGAGGCCGAGATCGACGGCGAAGTGGCGGCCTTCGGTATCAACTGCCAGTTCCTGAAGACCATGCTGCACGCCTTCAAGGCTGAAGGGATCGTGCTGCACCCGGACACGCACAACCGCCGCGTCATGTTCAAGTCGGCCAGCGAGCCTGACCTGATCGGCGCCATCGCCATGATGAACATCACGACCGAGATGGCGGAAAGCCCGAAGCATGAGTAACCGCCAACGCGAGCGCGTTGCTCGGCGCACGGTGTCGATGCCCGAGCGCGTCGGGCCGCACGTCAAGTTGGTCTTCGCCGAGATGGCGAGACTTGGCGTGACGTATGACGCCTGCGAAGAAGGGTCCGGCGTCCGCCGGGCCAGTATCAAGGCGTGGCGAAGGAAGAACCGCCCCGGCCTCGAAAGCCTCGAAGCGGTGCTCGGCTGGCTCGGCTGGGATTTGGTCGCGGTCCCACGTGCCAAGGCTCTGCCGCCGGAAGTCCTCGAAGAGCTTCGCCCGATCGCCGCGAAGCTCGAACTCACCATGCCGCAGACGATCTGCGCGCTGGTCGAGATCGTGACTGGCATCCACGAACGGTTTCCGTTTCTGCGCGACCCGACCGCAACGCGGCCGGATCGATTCAGGGCGAGGCGCAAGGCGCTCCCGCCCATCCATCCCGATCAGCACGCCCTCTTGCAGGATGTCCCGACCCATGTCGCGCACTGACGACTCCACGACCAAGTTGATGATTGAGGCGGCCGTAGCTCGCAAAGCCAAGCCGGATGCAGACTCGGTTGCGCTCGCGCTGCTCGACGCTCGCTTCCAGTGCTTCGAGATCACGCTTCGCATCGACGCCGTCATTGCCGGCGTGCGCGCCGTACGCGGCGCTGTCGAGACTGCGCGGGAGTTGAACTGATGTCTGATTGGGGTCGCCGCTGGATGTCGCTGGCGCAGCACGTTGCGCAATGGAGCAAGGACCGCAGCCGGAAGGTCGGCTGCGTCATCGTGGATGACCGTCAAGTCTTGGTATCAGTCGGATGGAACGGCTTCCCGCGCGGGATCAATGACGACATCGACTGCCGGCACGACCGGCCTGAGAAGTACAAGTGGACTGAGCACGCCGAGCGCAACGCGATCTTCAACGCCGCCGCGAAGGGCGTCAGCACCTTCGGCTGCACGATCTACCTGCCGTGGTTTCCGTGCTCTGATTGCGCGCGCGGCATCATTCAGGCCGGGATCAGCGATGTCGTTTGCGTGAGGCCGGACCCCAAGGAGTCTCGCTGGGGCGAGGATATGGAACTGACGCGCCTGATGCTGCTCGAAGCTGACGTTCGCGTGCGCTTTGTCGATTGGCTCGAAGCGCCGAAGGCGGCGTCGTGAATGTGGCTGTACGTCCCCTCAACCTCATCTCCCTCTGCACTGGCGGCGGCGGGCTTGATCTCGGAATCGAGTTGGCAGTGCCAAGCGCTCGAAGCGTCGTGTGTGTCGAGAGGGAAGCCTTCGCCGTCACGAACCTGGTCGCAGCGATGCAACAGGGTCTCGTACATGAGGCTCCTATTTGGAGCGATGTCACCACCTTCAACGGCCGCCCGTGGCGTGGCCTTGTGGATGGCGTCGTTGGCGGCATCCCGTGCCAACCTCATTCCGTTGCCGGGCTCCGACTCGCAGAGGAAGACGAGCGCGACCTCTGGTCGGCAGCGCGCCGGATCATCGTCCAGAGCAGGCCGTGGTTCTTCTTCATCGAGAACGTCGGCGGCTTCGTCACGTCGGGCGGGCTGGAACGGCTCTGGCGAAATGTTCGCCGCCTTGGTTACGAGCCTGAGATCGGACTTTTCACTGCGTCAGAAGTCGGCGCGAGCCACCGGCGCGAGCGCTGCTTCGTTCTCTGCGTGGCCGTCGCCAGCTGCGCGGGACTGGAAGGGAGCGAACGGCGAAGCGCATTTGGAGAACGGCACGGGCCGGCTGCACCTGGATCAACTACCGAACTTCGTGGAGCACCTTTGGTACACGCCGAGCGTGCCGAACGGGGGGCGCGCGTTGAACGACAACACATCGCCGACCGGGATGCAGCCGGACGGCAAGAAGCGGCAAGCCGGGTTGGAGAATCAGGTTCGGCTCTGGCACGGCGACGTGCCGGCGATGAACGACAATCAGCCGCAGCAGTGGCCGACCCCGACCTCGCTGTCATTCTCGGAGAGTCGTCAGCCCGGCAATTCGCGCACCTACAATATCACGATGGACTTGGCGGATTCGCTCCGGGACCGTCTGACGCCGCAGGATGGCTCAGAGCCCTTGAAATTGCGCCGCACCTTGAACCCGCAGTTTGTCGAATGGCTGATGGGTTGGCCGCTCGGGTGGACCTCTCTGGCCCTCACGCCGCCCGCATTGAGAGATTGCGCATGCTCGGCAACGGCGTTGTCCCGCTGGAAGCGGCTTATGCGTTCCGCACTCTTGCAACTCGACTCTCCCGCCGATCCGCCCGTGCAGCACAGCTTGTTCGGTTGATGGAGATCGCATCGTGAGTGACTATTGGGTTGTTTGTCGCGCCGCATCAATGAGCGCGTTCGGGATGCTCGGCTACTCTCATGCGATTGGGAGATGCGATGGAACGCTGGCGCAAGCGCGTGAGAGCTTTCGCTTCATCCGAGACCAGGGTGCAGAATACCTCGTATCGATAAGCTTCGAGGCGATCGTCCGATCGGAAGAGATTGTCACCTATCTTCAGCGTCGCCACGCGCTCGCTATCGTCGTTTGTGACGCGCTAGAGGCATCTTCATCCCTTGACATCCGTTATCGTCCGGTCTAGGTCCGGAAAGACATCCTCGTGCATGGTTGGCTAGCAATGACCAATGACGTTCGAACGAACCGCGTCAAGCATATCCGCGACACACTCGAATGCGGCATGCAGCGGGCTGTCGAGATCGAGCGCGGCAGACTGATCTTGAAGAAGATTGACGCGGCTAGGTGGAGGGGGGCAAATCGCAACCTCTGCGACGCGATGCGAGAAATGGCCCTCGATCAGTATCGGATCAGAGACTTCGACATGAGGAAGCTCGATGAGTAGTAAATCATTCCTCATCCTAAATAATGGGAGGGTGCTCCATGCGGCGGGCTTCTATGAAGAGGATGTCGCCGCGTCGATTGCTCAGAAAGAAGCAAAGAACAACCCTGGCAGGACTTATACGGTCGTCCAAGTGATCGACCGCTTCCAGTTCCCCAAGCAGGCAAAATCGAAGTCATGAGGCACGACAACGACAATGCTCCGAGGCTGCTTACGGGCGCGCTGGCGCGCGCTCGTTGCGGGTTGTCCCCGACCGCTTTCTCGCAGTGGATGGCGAAGGGATGGATTCCGAGGCCCTTGCCGGGCACGCGGCGCTGGGATCGGGTCGCGCTCGATCTTGCGATTGACCAGCGGTCCGGGTTGAATCCGGGTGCGTCGGCGACTTCCACTGAGTCTGCGGCTGATCGGTGGTTCCGGGAGAGTGGCTATGA